TACACACGTTCGAGCATATGCAAAACGAATCTATAAAAAACGTCTTGCAAGACATGCCGCAACTGGTGGTGAGTTGGTGATTCGCTTTGAAACAGCCTGGTCTATGCCAAAACCAATTTATCAAGCGATGGCTAGAAAGTTCCCGCACCTTGAGTTTGTAATACGTTATGCAGACGAAGACTTCGGCAATAACTGCGGATTCATTTTACTTCGCAACGGCAAATGGGAATATGACTACATTGCACCGGCGAATAACGAACAATCGTCAGAAGAAAAAATCAAATGGCGCAAGTTCGCCTTTGAGTTATGTTGTCCGGGTATTACTCCACAAGAATACGGTCTAAATGAAGAATACGAATACGCCGGATATTAAAGAATTGTCATTTGGCTTTACGCACGAAGCATAGTGGTTAAGAAGATGAAAAGAAAAATTGAAGAACCAAAAACGACACTTAATAAACATGGGGAAAAAATTCAAACACACCCAGCGTTCGGTCTTGTGAAAACAAGCCGTGTTAACACGACTGGCATTCGCCTATTTGATTCAGAACTGGAACATAGAGACTATATTGAAATAGGCGTTTACGAGGCTGAACTGTCCTTAGACAATGAACGAACCCGGCCACAAAGGAGTAGCAATAGACGGCCTTTAGTTGAAATTAGACTTAGCCAGGCACAATGGGCTGCTATGGTTAGCAGTTTTGGCGTGGGCGAAGGTGTGCCATGTACTATTTCATATAAAACCATTGGCGACTCAATTAGAGTTCATGATATTGCCGAGCAAAAAAGTATTCGGCAAAAATTCAACGATCAAATAAAGGCAGCTACGAATAGTGAGATTGATCGACTTAATCAGCAAGTTTCAGAGCTAGGTGAGCTTGTGAAAAAAGGAAGAGCTGGAAAACGTGACCTTGAAGAACTATATAGAAAACTTGCATCTGCTGTAGCTAACCTTCCTGAAAATCTGTGCTTTGCTACCGAATTAATGCAGGAGCAAATGGATGAAATTGTCTCATCTGGAAAGGCGGAGATTGAGGCGTATGTTGCAGGCACTGTTATGCGTAAAGGGTTAGCAGCATTAGGCACAGAATCATGCATTAACGATGATCCTACTGTCTCTATCACCAAAATGGAAAGCGGTAAAGAATTACTGCCATAAATGTATCTGAGGTACTGACAATGCTTTTAATTCAACCTGGGTTCGGTTTAAAGATAAAAAAAGGACATATGTTCGGTTTCAAAGAATCGAAACGAAAAATTCTGTCCATTAGATTGCCGTTTATCACCATTCATTGGTTAAACAGAGAGTCAACCGATTATTGGTATAAATGTGCTCTGGCCGCATTTAACGACCCTGACTGGTTTATAGAAAACCACCATGCTGTTCGTCAGGCAAAGAGAAAAGCTAATACGACATACATGAAGGCGTATCGGAAGGCATGGAAAGAACACCGCGATCGATACCAAAAAGACATGGAGAAACTTGAATTGGAAAATATGGATCTAAGAAGGAAGCTCGGTGAAGCACGGCGAGATATTGAAGCATATAAACGTCTTGTATCGGAGTGAATATATCTTTGCTTTATTTTTTTCAAAGGTGATTATTTTCCTATTTATAAGGAGAAGTAAAACATGGCAGCAATTAAGAAACTCTACGATGCCGCAAACGCGGCTCTGGATGTTATTGATGATGAAGTATCAAAAGGCTTTCCTGAACCTGATTGGGCGCATCAGCTACGAAACGCTATCGCCGAAATGAATCCACCAAATCCGACAACCGACGAGACAGACTGGCAGCGATTTATCCGTATGTACGCTCAGGAAATAGGTCCAACGCCAACGGCAGAGCAAGCAATGCTGCTGAAATACTTCAAAGAGGCGGGAGAGGATTTACCAATTGATGACTCAGCATATTGGTTCCACTGCGCATGGCGTAAGTATGACGTGATATTCACGCAAGGTATGGGAAGCAAAGATATGGTTGTGTGGCATCTACTCCATATAGACACAGCCGTTGACAGAGTTATTGAACAGTTTTTCCCTAAACAAGAAGATTGATCGCCTATTCGTAACTAACAAAATAAGTAAACACTAACCACAAAAGGAAAAACACATGAGAGTTTTAGTTCGAATCGTTACCAGCACTGTCTATGACGTGTTTCCGCTTTTTATGGTCAAAGCCGATGGCCTTAACGACGAAGAAACTGACGCGCTGATCCAGCGTATTCTCGTTGAATATACAGGTCATGACGCTGATTCAGTGATGGTTGATGATGATGGTGTTTGTTGGCATAACGGCAACTGTTGGTACGTAGAAGAGACTCAACAAATCAGTGATGAAGATGCCGCACATCTTGAGCGTATTTTAAGCATCAGCACTTTTGAGTGAGTTTACAGTAAAATTTATATAAGTTAGTATCTACCTATCATGAAGATTTTTATTGAATACTTGTTACTCATCGTGTCAGTAGCTTTTGTCATCGACTGCATTTTCACTGGTGTCATTCGTAAAGTCTTTTCCCCGGTGAACGACGTAGTAATAAACGCTTTGGCTATCGTGCTCGTATTTAATTCAGCATTTGATGTAATCAAAGAGGTGGCAGCATGAAGGCCATCCCATTCGCGCTGTTGTTCCTTTCTTCGATCGTTGTGGCCGACACCACTGTTTATCAGTGTGAAATGTCTGTAGCCGACGTTAAGAATGGCGCTCTTACCGACGTCATAAAAGCACCATATGGAGCGATGGTCGTAGACAGCGGCGACCAGTTCTATGTTGTGCGTGACGATCGAGTGTTGTCATCCCCATATCTCACAAACCGTAATGGCAAATTAACCGGCGTCGGAGAAGACCACTTCGTATACAACAAATACAAGGGCTTCTATGGCGTTCACGCTTCTCAGCAAAGCTACCTTTTCGATGACTGCAAGGAGGTTGGATAATGGCATTAACACTGGCAGGTCTGGAAATCGAGAAAACAAGCGGCTACTGGCGTGCTAAGGGTTTCAAGCAGCCTGGCATTCTTGAGCGTCTGGAACGTGAAGATGGGTATATCGTCCACCAGCGGCGTGAATGGCGTATGTACGATCCAGAAACAGGAAAACTGACTACAAAAGCCGGAACACTTTGGGGTCTGTTAAAGAAAATACACTAAATACAAACTGACTGCGGCACGTTCCGCAGTCATATTTCATAGTCGTCACCGCTGACAGCATACACAATCAACTACCGCTGATAGCATATCGAGAGTCTATCTCACCGCTCACAGCATACTTTACTCGATTTTTTTACCGCTGACAGCATACTTAAGACATTGCATGAATAATGTGTACCGGTATGGGTATAACCAGAACAAAATTACCGCTGGCAGCATACGAAGGTCTGACATATACCATTAATTACCGCTGATAGCATATCCAAACAAAAATTCCTCAATAAAACACCGCTGACAGCATACGTTCTATCAGGGAGCAGCAGGCAATAAATGCCTTTCACTACAAGCAATCAGCGCAATAGCAATAGAATGTTAGTGAGCGCAAACCTATATGGAATGCACTCTTCGAGGTTAGTAACCACTGGGGAGGTATGACAGAGCATTGAGTGGTGATAGATGATTTACCGCTCACAGCATACGTTCATCTCACTATACCGCTGGTAGCATATCTTTAACCGTTCACAGCATACTTTTCAGAAAAATAGCCGCTGATAGCATACATTTCACCGCTGACAACATATCAAAGCAGTTTGAGACTATTGGAAAGGATCTCAATCATCTTGATATTTTCAGGCGTCAAATTCTGCGAAAGTTCGGTTATCTTGTTGATAATGTTCTGTTTGGCATCAATTTCCCCAGCTTTCTCATCTGGTTTTTTGGGTTCGATGTCTTCAGGTTTTGGCGGTGCGACTTTAAGTTTTGGATTGCGGCTGTGAATCTGGATATAGATCGACCGCCCTCGCTTAATCTCGCTGTATTCGAGATAGCCCAAATCTTGGAGAGCTTTTAAGCCGTTACGTATAGTCTGATTCTGCGAGCTGACATTCCTGCTGCTCAAATTTAGTCGCGCACGCAATCGAGCAAGCGATACCGGCGCAGGCTTGGTTGGAAGACTTTCGATGAAGGTGTACAGAGCCTGTGCTGTTTCTTTGCGTGGTAGCTTATTGATGACCTTTAACTGCAAAAGAACCTTATGATCAAAGCGATATAGTTCGGCCAGCTTCGGTTCTGCATAGAACACCACCGTATCTTTCTGCTCGTTGTAGTCCACACTATTGATTAGGTGCACCATCAGAAGCGAGATCTTGTTAGAGCCGTCGACGTTCTTTTCTTCATACGTTCTCTGGAAAGACAGAGTTGTACGCATGATCTTCAAAAGACTGTTTGTAAGCCGGTCGCGGAGTGTTTTGCGGATCTGTGACGATGGATAGCCACAAAACTTCGCAAATTTCGTGATGCTTAACTCGACACGACCGTTAGGTTCGCCGTATTCTGCCAGCGAACGCACAACGCCCACCCACGTTTTGAAATCATGATCCATGTCGAGACGAGGACCGGTTATCTTGATATCGGAATAGCCTTCAGAACGGGCTACTTCGAGCTGAACAAGCTCCTTTGAAGCATCGATCTCATTTGGCTTGTTACGCTTGCTGTATTTTGTCCCCTTGAGCGTGGGCACGAACAACCCCAGCCGCATCAACGCAATTGGTTGGACTGTATTGTTGCTATTAGGGACAAGTTCCCCTGTGTACAATTCAAGGGAACCTTCTTCAAAGTTGTCGAGATTATCTTCTACTTCTTTGTTATTTTTACCTTTTTTATTTTTTGTGGACATGTGGACACCTTTGTCATTCAACCGCTGACAGCATACTTGATTTGCCGCTGGCAGCATACCAAAAACAGTTGGCAGCATACGGCGAACCGTTGACAGACTATCAATTACCGCTGGCAGCATACATGAACATGGCTTCAGACCAGTCGTGGCGCGGCTTACAGCGATCGGGGATCTTATTTGATCTATACAAGGATCTATCTATGGATCTCTTTATTAGGATCTATCCTGTGGATATGTGAATAATTAAAACAGGCATTTACTACCTTCGGCGCACCTAGTGAGTTATCGTTGCCTCGGCTAACAATCACAGAAAAATGACATATGGATCTAAAACGCACGCGCTGGGTTCGTCGTCTTGAAGACGGCTCCTACACTATCGAATCAAATTCCAACCTGAATAAGCAGAAGTTGCTTTGTGACATCTGCGGTATAGCGGCGAAGTGCCCGATCTACGAAACCAGAATTAAACTTGATAAGGCTGGTGTGAATTTTCATTTAAACAGTTGCATCAGGTACGTTCCATTGCTCGCATTTCGTAAACCGATCATCGGATTGGATGCCCCCTACTTCAACACACTCCGTTCAGGTGTGACGTGGCGAGATCGTTTATCACCAGACAAGCTGATTTGCCTTGTATCCGCAGACACAGGGAAAATCATCCGTTTTGGGAAAGTAGACAAGGTTTACTCAGGTCCAGTAGACGAAATGTTGCGGAAACACAGCCGGTTTAATCATCTCTGTATGGGTGGTGAGAAAATCGAAAAGGTGGAAGAAGTGATCCGTAAATCCTACGGACACTTCCTGACCAAAGATAGCCTGCTCACCGCAATCTACATCAGACATGTAAAACGTGAGTTCGACCTCGAATACCACAGTGAAGAAGAGCTTAACCTTGTTGACCCACGTCCAAAAGCTGGCGTCATAAGCATAAACGCAGCGCGTAAAAAGCCCACTGACGCGCTGTAACCCTCCAGATCGCATATTGGCGTAGATAAAATCTACGCCTCCTCAAAATAGCTCTCATAGCGTTCTACAGTGATCCTGTCTTATTTTTAGTCATACAGACAAGCAAAATTGCGCCACAATAAATAGGTATATACTTACTTATAAATTTTGTATATTAAGACGCTCGTTTCATTTCTAACATACCGTTATGCATAGTTGTTTACCTTCTAATTGCTCTTAAAATTTGTATCAAAATAACCACAAAGGAAAAACACATGACTTTGCCATACGGCGTCATTTCTGACTGCCACTACCACAAATGGGATGCGTTCTCCACGACGAACGCTGAGGGGCTTAACTCCAGACTTGAAATACAGTTGGAAGCAACGAAAGAAGCAGCCATCGCCATGAAGAAGGCCGGTTGTAAGTACATGTTGGTTGCCGGTGATACATTTCACGTCCGAGGAACTGTGTCCCCTTCTGTTTTGCATTACGTAACTGAAACGTACAAGTGGATTATCAACGAGCTTGATCTGACAGTAGTAATGCTGGCCGGTAATCACGATCTTGAAACCAACGATTCAGTATATAGCGCCAACGCAGCAGCATCGCTGAGTTCTATCGGCGTGGTAATCGTATGTGGCAAGCGCCCACACTCAATAAAAATTGGTGATGTGACTGTCCACCTGATTAGCTGGCGTAACAATCATGCGGAGCTTATCAGCGATCTGAAAGCATTACGTAAGAG